ATGGATTTTTTAAATTTAACAAATAAATTAAAAAAGCACTATAGCTACGAAACTATTAAAAAAATTCGAATCAATAAAATGGTTCCAAGCTTTAAAAAACAAATAGAGTTTAAAAAACTCTATGGAATACCTCATGAATTTTGGGTGGATGTTCGTAGCAATCTTATAAACATACCTAAGCGTGGGAGAAAAAGAAAGGATAGAGAATGAAAAAGGCAATGAAAAGGATTAGGATTGAAATTGATATTAGCGATGAAACCTATGAGATAATGCTTAAGCTTATGAAAAAAAGAAAATATGAAAAAGTAGAAGATTTACTCTTTGCATATATGGGAACTATGTATAAAATGGAGCTTGCTGGTGCTTTGCTTGAGAATGATAAAAATCTAAGTCTTATTAAGGCTTAGATTTCTCCTAGGTAATTTGGAGTTTCCAAAGAGTAGTGTTGTGGTTGTACAGCTTGTTCTAGCTGTTTTATCCTGTTTTCTAACTCTTTGATTTTTTCCATAAGATAAGGGATGTTTTTTAACAAGTTTAAATCTTTGTCATCCATTTTGATAAGTCCTTTCTTGATTTGGTGCAAAAGAATTATAGCAAAGGACTTTTTAAAACGGATTAAAGGTTAAAAAATGGCTTTTATAGCGGGATTTTCAATAGGTTTTTTAGTTTATTTTTTAATTTGGAAAATCTTTTAGGATGATTAATGCTTGATAGGGTATTTGAAATAATAGGATTATTTATTTTTACTTTGATGATGTTGCATTTTAGACTGTTCTAGTGGCTGGTATTTCGGCTGGGATTTTAATATCTTGCATTTATCATTATCTAAAACGCATTTTTTATCACGGTAGTGAGGACAAATAATGTATTTAAATTTATCTTTTTTAAAAACCATTTCAAAAGGAGTTTTTTTGTAATTAATTTATATCCTAAGTTAGGATATAGTCTTTTTGTCAAATCGTTTTCTAGCTTCATATCTTTAATACAAACTCTTTTTAGTTTTTGTTTTTTAGTTAAATATAAAAACAAAGGACGGATACTTAAACCAAATAAAACACCTATTAAAAAATATACTAAATTTTCTAAAGTGGCGGTTTTTAGCATTTCGGATAAGAAAGAATTAAACATAAAAAACCTTTTTAATTTAAATTATAACATAAAGGAGAGTTGGTGATACCAAATTTTATAGCAAGCTTTGATGTGGCTATCGGGCGAAAAAGATTGAGAGAAAGAAAAGGCTATTTGAAATTATCAAACACTATAGCTTATGGAGGGCTTAGTGTTGATGCTCTGGCATTGTATATTCAATTAGCAAAGCTTAGTGAAAAAACGATTGTAAGTGAAATCTATCTAAGAGAGTTTATAAAAGTTAAAAATAATCAAAGAATGAGTTTAAATAGATTAAGAATTGCCAAAAAAGAATTAATCGAGCTTAGGCTTTTAGAAATTAAAAAGGTTAGAAATGGATCTTTAAATTTTTATGAGTGGATTTTAAAAGATGAAAATTATCAAGTCAAAAAGCATTTTAACAAATCTTTATCTTTGCTTAAAAACAGTGATGAAAAGCTAAGCAAAACTCTTAAAAATAATGCTTCATCAATCGACAGAAAATTAACCACTGAAAACGAAAAAAATCAAAAATCCCTATATATAGAAACACGCACGCACGCACGCGATAATAAATTTATAAATAATATAAATATTAATAATAATAAATTTATAAAAAAAGAGAATTTAGAAAATTTAAAAAATAATCAAGAAAAGAAAGAACGCGTTTTTAATCAAAACGCCTCTTTTGTAGTGAGCTTTTTAAAACTTGATGAAAAGGAATGTGAAAAAATGGCAAAAAAAGAATTTAAAGTCCCAAATGCTAATGAGCTTATGGGGCAAATAATAGCTTTTAATGAGAAAAATGGCACAAACTTTGGTGAAGAGTTGGCTAATGATTTTATAGGCTATTGGGATGCTAGGGAATGGAAAAGAAATGGAAAAAGAATGTCAAGTGTGGCAGGAAGTCTTTATACATGGCTTAAATACGCTAAAGAAAATGAAGCAAGAAAAAATCAGCGTTTTAACAGAAAAAAAGAAGCCAATCCTAGTGTGGTTGATAGCTTGATGGAGTATTACGGAATGAAAGATGAGAACAAAGACAAGATCTTAGGATGCTTTTAAGGAGTAAAAAATGCAAGAAAAAATACAAATTTTAATGGACTTATTGGAAATTAATAAGGCTCAGGCAACTGATATTGTAGGTAGATATCTCAAAAGCGTTAAGGATATTCATGCTTTCTTAGATTTTTATTTCGAAACTTTAGAAAGAGAGAATATCGTAGGGACAACCTATGAGAAATTAAGAAGAGTTTGCAAAAGAGCTGAAATCGAGTTTAAAAAGCGTTTTGAAGACAAAGAAATTTTTTTAGAATGGTTAAAAAATAAATATAAAAATAGTCCATTTTTTAGATTGCTTGAAAGTGATTTTAAATACTCATATGTTTGTTATGATGGACAGGGCAACCTTTTTAAACGATTAGCAAAATCAATTAATATGTTGGTTTGTCTAAATAATTTTGGAGAATTAACCTACGAAGATGGAGAAATGCTAAAAAATAACGAATTTAAACACGCTTTAATAGATTTTATATTTAAAAATCAAGAGCGCATAGGAAAAGATATATATATAAATACTTCTTATAAGATAAAAGGATATACATCTTTAAGCCATGAAGAAGAATATAATAACTTTAAGAAGGTGCAGAAAAAAATTTTTAAGGAGAATCAAGAAGAATTTCAAAAGAAAGTAAAAGTCAAAATGGCTTTTAAAAAAATAAGCTAATTTTAAGAAAGCCTGAAATGGAAAAGTATTTTTTAAAAATTGATTTAAAAAGCAACCCAGTTCCTTATAAAAGAACCACGCAAAGATCTAAATTTGCATGTAAAGATTATCTTAAATATTTAGATTTTAAAAAACTCTTGCAAATGGAGTTTAGAAGACAAAATAATATTAGCTGTTTTCAAGCCTTTGATAAGCAAAAGAAATATGAGTTTTCTTTAAAAATAGGATTTAACAGCAAAAGGCATGGCGATGGGGACAATATCGTAAAATGCGTGTTAGATGCGTTATTTGAAAACGATAAGAATGTTTTAAAAGGCGATTATGAGATTATTAGTTTTAAAAAATCTTTTTTAGACTTAGAAATCAAAGAATTTAATTTTAAAGAAGGGGTGGCTTGATGGCTAGAATGATGACTAATGGCAAAAGCATCACAAAAGAAGAGCTTGTATCAAAGATAGAAAACTACTTTAGTGAAAAAACTGTTTTAAAAGAAACTAAAGAAAGTGTTATTTTTGCACCTAAAACAAAAGTGGGATTAGCTGTGCATTTAGGGATTTCAATGCAAACTTTAAATGAGTGGGAAAAAGATAAAGATTTTGGAGAAATAGTAGCAAATGCAAAACAAAGGTGTGAAATGGATATTTTAAACCATTCCTTAATCGGCACTTATACCCCAAGTGTTAGTATGTTCTTGCTAAAAAATCAGCACGGTTATGTAGACAAACAAGAAGTAGTCAGCGATAATGTTCAAAAAATAGAAATTATAAGAAGTGAAATCAAATGAAATTAAAGCTTGACTTTTCTTACACTCCTGCACAACTTAAAGTTTTTGATGATAAAAATCCACGCTTTATAACTGTAGCAAAGGGCAGAAGACTTGGTTTTACAAGGGGAAGTGCTAAGTTTGTTATCGAAAACTTGCTTTTAGGACAAAATGTTTTATGGGTGGATACCATACAAGCAAATTTACAAAATTATTACGAGTTATATTTTACACCTGAGTTAAAAAACTTGCCAAAAGATTTTTATTCTTGGAGTGTACAAGATAAGAAATTAATCATTAACGGAGCGGTACTTCATATGAGAAGTGCTGAAAGAAGTGAAAATATCGAAGGTTTTGGATATGACCTTGTTATTTTAAACGAAGCAGGAATTATTTTAAAAGGCAGCAAAGGAGAATATCTTTGGTATAACGCCATACGCCCTATGTTGCTTGATAATCCTAAATCAAGAGCGATTATCGGTGGAGTTCCTAAAGGAAAAAATCTATTTTATGAACTTTGCAGAAAAGAACTCAGCGATAAAAATTGGAAACATTTTCAATTCTCAAGTTATGATAATCCATTTTTAAAAGAAGAGCAAATTAAAGAATTAATTGAAGAAGTGGGTGGCGAAGATAGCGAAGTAGTCAAACAAGAAATTTATGGAGAGTTTATAGATAGCTCGAGTGCGGAGCTTTTTGCATTAACTGAAATTGAAAATGCGATGAGCAAGAACTCTTTTAGTATTGAAAAAATGCAAGGTGAGAATATTTGGGGGCTTGATGTAGCAAGATATGGAGATGATAAAAGTGTTTTAGCAAAAAGAAAAGGTTTTGTAGTTGATGAAATAAAAAAATACTCACAACTTGGAACTATAGAATTAGCAAACAAAATACTAGCCGAATACAATCAAAGCGAAGACAAACCAAAAGGTATTTTCATAGATACTTGCGGTCTTGGCGTTGGCGTGTATGATGTCTTGTTAAATTATGGCTTGCCTGTATTTGAGGCAAATTCTGCAAATTCTGCAACCAGTAATGAATACTTAAATAAAAGAGCGCAAATGTATTTTACATTTGCTAAAAACTTAAAACACATGGAGCTTGTTAAAGATGAAGAATTAAAAAAAGATATGAGAATGATTGAATATGAGTATAGCGACAAGGGGCTTTTAAAGATAGTTTCAAAAGAACAATTAAAAAAGAACTATGATAAAAGTCCTGATGTTAGCGATGCGGTGGCATTAACTTTTTTTGAAAAACTATACAGCAGAAACAATACTAATGAAGATTGGAGTTATGATGGCTGGTGAGTTTTTAATGATCTATGATGCAATTGATGTAAACAAAATAAAAAAGCTTTCAAATTTAAGCGATGAGGCTATAAAGTCAAGTCTTGCAAATGAATTTTTAGAGCTTGTATCAGGGTTTAATAATATTTCTAAAAAGAAATTTAAAAGAGAATTTGCGGAGTTTTTATTTGAAAAAGGAGTGAATGAAAAAGATATTTTAAAAATAACAAATTTAAGCAAAACAACAATATGGAGAATTATGAATGAAAACAAAAAGAACTAATGATGAGAGAGTGTCGTTTTTAACACAACTCATTAGCGAAAGTAAAAGTGGATATGAAAATTACAAACCACACTTTAAAGAGTTGCAAGATGCTTATTTGCTTGAAAATAAGGTAATGCAAAAATTGAGAAAAAGAAATAAATCAAGTATTTACATACCAAAAATAAACGCTAAGGTAAAGTATTTAATCACTAGCTTAAATGATGTATATTTTAATAGTGAGAGAATGGCAGATATTGAAACTTACATTAATAGCGATGATACGATTATAGAGCTATGGCAGAATGCAATTGATTTTTATAGTGGTAAAATCAATATGTTTAAGATTTTTCAACCGCTTTTCTTAGATGTTTTACTTGTGGGAACAAGTATAGCTAAGGTTACTTGGCATAAAGGAATGCCACGCATTGAAAGAGTAGATATTGATAGTATATTCTTTGATCCAAATGCATTAAATAGTGAAGATGTAGGTTATATAGTTAATGAAATTTACCTAACTTATAATCAAATCCATGAAAGACAAAAGCTAGGATTTTATAAAAACATAGAAATCCAAAAGCTTTTTGACGAAGATGATGAGTATAAAAAAGTGAAGCTTTATGATATTTATGAAAGAAAAAACGATGATGAGTGGGTGGTTTCTACCTTATTTGAAAATAATTTACTTAGAAATGAAGTTACTTTGCAAGATGGACAGCCTTTTATCTGGGGTTCAATGCTACCACAACTTAAAAAGATAGATAACGAAAACTATGTAAGTGCTTATGGCGAGCCTATAATGGCTTCTGCTATGCCTTTGCAAGATGAAATTAATATAACTAGAAATCTTTTAATAGATGCAGTAAGAACTCATATCATGCCTAAAATAATGATGCCAAAATCAATGGGAGTAAGCAGAGAAGATATAGAAACCTTAGGAAAACCAATATATACAGACGATCCAAAGGGTGTGCAAATATTACCACCACCAAATGTAAATAGTGCGGGAATGAATTTACAGCTTTTAGAAAGCGAACTCACAGAAGTTACAGGAGTTAGTCCACAAAACAATGGAGCTCAAACTGCACAAAATGAAACAGCAACAGAAATTAGCATAAAAGCACAAGAAGGCGGAAGAAGAAGTGCTGACTATATAAGACAGTATAACGAAACTTTTATAGAGCCTTTATTTGATAGATTTGCAATGCTTGTTTTTAAGTATGGAGAAGATAGTTTTTTTAATGGTTTTCAAAGAGAGGATATACCTAGTTTTAGATTTAAAATTCAAACCGGCACAGGTGCCATGAATAAAGAAATTAGACGTGCAAGAATGCAAGTTTTTTCACAATTATATCAAATGTATATGAGCATAGGCGATGCAAATTCTGCTTATGGGATTATAAATGCTAGTAAAGAACTTACTAAAGAATTATTACCAATTTTAGGTGTAAAGAATGTAAATAGTTTATTTGCTTTTGAAAATAATGAAGATATTAATCCGCAAATGCAAGGAGAAACTAATGCTTAATATTGAAATTAAAAGCGATATATCTAAAACCAAAGGAGGAAAGAAATTAATAGATTTTATCAAAGCAAAATATAGTGAATGTTTTTATATAGCAAAAAATAATGATGAGAAAGAGTTAAGGTTAAAAGCTTTAGATACTATGGCTTTTTTAGACATAATAATCAATAAAATAAAGGATGAAGAAGATGGAAAATGATGCTTTAAAAGATTTAATAAATGTCATAACAGATGATGATAAAGGACAAGTTGCTAATAATGGCGATGAACCTATGCAAGTAGAAGATAATGAACCTATGCAGGTTGCTAATGAGAACGAGCCTGATTATAAGGCGATGTTTGAAGCTTATAAAAGTGAAAATGACAACAAATTAAATGCTTTAATGAGTGAGCTTGAAGCTTTAAAAAATCCAAAAAAAGAGCCAAGCGAACAAGAATTACAAAGAGAGCAGTATTTAAAAGAATTAGGACTTGATGGACTTGATGAGAAATTAAAAAGGCTTGAAGAGCTTGATAAAAAGCAAAAAGACAAAGAAGAGCAAGATGCACTAATCGCTAAATACGCACAAGTAGAAAGCGAGTTAAGAAAAGCCTATCCTGATGCGGATTTAAAGGCTATGGCAGAACTTGCAACAAAATTAAATGGTTTAGGCGAAGGTAATATTGACAGCTGGAAAACCTTGCTTAATTTGGTCGGAAAATCAAATAATGCCAAAAAAGCTGAAGATTTATCAAGTGCAAATAATAATGTAAGAACTAGTGATTTTAACGATAAGTTAAAAAAAGGCGAAGTTAGCGAGATAGATCTCGGTAAAGAATTATTAAGTTTGGTATAAAGGAGAAATCATGGATTTTATAACAGCTTTAAAAGGTGGTACGGGATTAGGATCTAGCTTTGCAGATACTTTGATGAAAACAAGCAATTTTACTCCAAATTTAGCAAGTAGCAGTAGTGGTTTTTTTAAATGGATTAAAAAATTCTTTTAGTAATTTTGGAGATTGGTTATTTAAAAGTTCTGATGCAAATAAAGTAACTAATTTTGATAGATTGGGAAATGTTTTAGGTGGTGCTGGTGCTTTATATGGTGCTTATAATCAGCAAAAGATGGCACAAAAGAATTATGAGTTACAAAAAGATGCTTATAACTTCAATAAATATCTGGCTAATGAAGAATTAAATAGAAGAAAGAATATGGAAAATAAACTTCAAAACGTTTGGAGTAATTAAATAGATTTGGATTTAAGGAAGCCAAAGGGAAATTATAGCTCCCCTTTAAAAGGGGAAATCAAGTATTAATAAACCTTGACTATAATTATACAAAGTAGTATAATTATAACTATAATTTTGGTTAGCAATTTAATCACCTCCCAACTGGGCGGTAAATTAACGCTAAAGGGTGGCGACCCTTTGGCGTTGCACCCTTTTAAAATTATACACAAACTTCCTTAAATCCTTTATTTTAAAAGAAAGAATAAAGGAAACAAAATGGCATTTTATAACCCACAAAGAGTAGTATTTAATCCTGATACAGGCGTTATACAAAACGCAGGAAAAGTCGGTGGTGTCTTATATGACATCATGAGCAAAAGTTTTGATGATAAAGTTAAAGCTAATGAGTTTCAGCAAGAGCAAGATTTAAGAAAGCAACAAATGGAATTTAATCAGGCTATGCAAAATAATCAGCTTTTGCAAAATGAATTTAATAATGCTTTAGCCTTGCGAAAATTTGACCTTGAAAGACAAAGACAAGTTCAAGATAATGCTTTAAATTGGGCTAAATATAAAGAAGATAAAGATTATAATCAAAAATATTTAGATTGTTTAACTGGTAAAAATAGTAATATAGTTACTAATAAAACAAATAATAATTCAGGCTTTAGTATAGATGCTAATGGTAATTTAAGCGAACCGCAAACAATGAGAGATGTTTTTAGCAAAGAAAGTAATGGCGGGGATTTGTATCATTTTGCAAAAACCGCTAAAACGCAAAATATAAATTTAAATGATATTTATGGATTTGGAGATACCATAAATCAAAAATTAAGAAATACTCCTTTTAGTAATAGTAAAAACTTAAAACAAGAATTCGCAGATAAGCTAAAAGCTGAAATAAATTTAGCACTAGTTAATATCACAAGTGGCAGGATGAGCAATGAAGATAGGCATAGATTAGAAGAATTGGTTAAAACAGATAGTTTTTACTTCTTTGATAAGTATGCTAAACATGATATTGAAAAAGCAGTAGAAATACTATATAGAGTAAAAAATGATGCCTTAAAAAAAGAATATATGGATATTTGGAAAACAGAAAGGTATTTAAAAGATAGAGATAATATAGAAAATTATTATAACAATATGTATAAAAAGCTAGAAAATGAAAAGGCTATGATAAAAGATTTTATAAATGGTGGAAATATTTTAGCTTCTCAAGGGCAAAGAGTGCCATTAAATAAGATTTTATCACAACAACCGCAACAACAATTAACTCAAGATTTTTTACAACAAAACAATATGATTACATTTAGATAATAAGGATAAAAGATGACAATACAAATACCACAGGGTGCAAAAACAATGCAACTTTTTGATATGAATATAGATATACCAGAAGGAAAAACTTATATAGATATTGATGATAATTTTTTGCAGAATAAATATAATTAATTTATGCAAAATAATCAGCAACAAAACAATTTTAATTCACAAGAAGAATTAGCTTTAGATGGTAAGCCTATGAGTATGTATCAAGCACCACAAGTAAGCCAAAATGAGCCACAAGAACAAGGAGTATGGAGTAAAATAAATAAGGGTCTAGAAGATTTTAATAACCTTATAGATCCAAAAAGAATGATATCTGAAGGATTTGATTATCTTTCTCCAAGAGTTACAAGCGGTGAAGAAGGGGCAAGGCAAAAAATAGAAGATGCAACAAATCAGGTATCAGGTGGGTTGCTACCTAGAATTTTTACTAGCCCTAGCAATGAAGAGCAAAAACAAATTTTTCAAATCGCATACGATGAAATAAAAAAATTAGGATATGAGCCATTTTTAGAAATAAATAATGGAGACTATAAATATATAGGCGTTGATAAAAATGGAAAAGAAGTTGATTTTACTCCTAGTTTTAGAAATACACTTGCTAGTACTAAAAATGAGTTAGCATTTTCTGTAGCTGGTGGATATGCTGGAAGCTTAGCAAAAACAGCAGGGCAAACAATAGGTAAAAAAGCCTTAAATTATTTCGCACCATCTGCAATTGGTGCTGGTAGCGGTGCTGTATCTGATCTTCATTCGCAAAGTAATAATACAGGAATTGAAGCAAGTTATATGGATTATGCTAAAAGGTTTGGAAGTGCAGCCGCAGAAGATGCCTTAGCAGATGCTGTAGTTGGATCAGCTATAAAGGGAATAGGAAAAACATATAAAAGTGTTGGTGATTTAATAAGCAGTGCAAAAACAGGAGCACAAGCTGGTAAAGATATGATAGATGGCATGGCAGTAAAAGGTGGTAATTTAGGCAATAGATTTATAGATAAAATAAGCAAGACAGATATACCTGTGGTAGGAAAATTTACAGATGGTGGTTTGCAAAATGCAGAAACAATTTTTAATAATCTTACAAAAAATGTAGAGAATAAAAAACAAATAGATGAACTTATAGCAAAAGAAAATCCAACTTACCTAGAAAATGGAAAGCCTACAATAGAAATATTAAAAAACATTGTCGAGCAAGGACTTAATAAAAATAATCCACAATTTATACAAGATAGCGCTAAAAGAACAAGTGCTATTTTAAAAAATATTTCTAATAGTTTACAAGGAATGCCAACTACACAAAGAAGAGAAGTATTATTAAAAGCAGCACAAGCTTATCCAGAAATAGGAAGTTTTTTGGATGATGTTTTAAAGGCTGATAAGGATGCTAGTATTTCTTTTTTAAATATGATTAAAGGACAAGATGAAGTATTTAAAAATAAAACAGGTTTAAATGGTGAGTTTGATTATAAGGCTTGGCAAAAAGATAATCACGCTTATGAGAATAGAATAAACCAAGAGTATGGAAGTGCTATAAGTAAATTAGATGAGCTTAATAATGGAAAAATAGTATTAACTAGTGAAGATTTAGCAAAGCTTGAAAATTTTAAAAATAATAATTTTTTAGATCAAGATGTAAAAAATAACATACAAAGCTATTTAGATGAAATAAAAGGAAAAGAAGTAAGTGCGGAGCAAATTTTTGGATTAAGAACAGCTATAAATAAGCAATTAAACACAGGAAATAAAACATATAATACAAAACAAGCTTATAGAATAGCAAAAGAAGTTTTAGATAATGCAAATAAAAACTTTGCTTTAAAGGAAAATTTTAAAGAAAGTTATTTAGGTATGATGAAGCCTCAAGAAACAAAAGAAGGGCTTGCAGATAGATTGGTTAAAGGGCTTAGAAATATAAATGAAGATAAGAATTTAGAAAATGCTTTTAAAGGAATGAACGAACAAGAAAGATTAGCTAATGAAACTCATGCGATGAATTCTTTATTAGAAAAACATAGGATTGAAGGTATAGGGTATGATTTTAAATCCTTAGCAAAAGATTTAGAAGACGTCAATTTTTCAAGCAAAAAAATAAAAGATGCTAAAGATGTTATTAATACATATGCTTTGATATATAATAATAATAGAGATTTGATAATGACAGCTTTAACAAGTAGTGGAAAAAAGACAAACTCTTCAATGGCTACAACAATACAGGGTGTTTTTGATAGAATATTAATAAGTGGTATTTTTGCTAGATTACACGCTTTAGCTCCTTTTGTGAAAAGTGCCAAAGAACAAGCATTAAGAAATCAAATACTAGATGCTATAAAACTTGCTAAAACCAATAAAGAAGTTATATCTAATCTTAAAAATATAAAAATAGCAGATCAAGAACAAAGTAGAATTTTTAAAGATGCTTTAGATAATTATATTAAAGTAGATAAAGAACAAAATAAAATATTAAAAGATGCACTAATAAAAGAAGGTGTTATCAAAGGCGACAACTTCTTCATGGATAAAGCTGATCCAAGTAAAGCAAAGAGTGATTTAAATGTAAAAATAAGCGTTTCTCCAAATGTTAGAAATTTGGCAAAGCTTACAAATGATGAGATTATAGCTGACTTAGAATATTTAGCCAATAAACATAACGAGATGTTTAAAAAGCCTAGTGATGTGTTTAAACTTATAAAAGAAATTAAGGAAAATCCTACATTTTTTTATAAAAACAATAGAATGGATATAGCTTTAATAGCAAAAAGATTAAATGATAATAAATTAGGAAAACTTGGTGTAAATAAAGATACTGGAGAAGTTAGACATGTGACTAAAGTTAAAGAAAAGGATTTAACAAGGCTTGAAAAAGTTAGTAAGAAAAATACTAAAGAAAATGTTGGCATTATCCAAACTTTCATCCAACCAGGTAGCAAAAATGATAACTCATTGAATGGGCTACCAAATAATCCTAATTCTACCCAAACTAAGCCTAAAAAAAACTTAATGGATGATATAAAAGAGAACATTAAGACTAAAGAAGTAGAGAAAAAGAATAAAAAAAGCGTAAAACAAAGTCTTGATGAAAAAATACAAAATGATAAAAAGGCTAGCGAAGATATTCTAAAAAGATATGATAATTTTCTAAAAGAGAATAAAGATTATAATTTTGATTTTTTAGATAATATGAATTTAAATACTGTTGAATACAACTTAACTAGACAGATGATAATCAATGCCAAAGAAAGCACAAATAAAGGTGTAAAAAAAGATATTCCAAGTGCTTTAAGGGGTAAAATCGAACAAGAATTAAACATACAACCTTTAAAAGAATTTGGCGAAAATTATGCAGAATATTATCACGATGGAAAAGGTGCTTTACAAAAACTACTCATTGAAAAACAAGGGCAGGTAGCAGGTGCTTTTCATAGAAAAGATTTAGGGGATATTGATTTGGTTTGGGGAGATGGAAACTTTGGATTAAGTCATATTGTCAATCGAAGAGAAGAAGATTTCATTAAACAAGGGTTAAATAAAATAGAAGCAAAAAATAAAGCTTTAAATTTTATAAAAGAAATAGAAAATATTATAAATAATGGAAATGTAAAAAAAGGTAATAATAGAGCTTTTATTGATGTTAAGAATAGTAGAGTTATGGTAGCACTTGATTATAAAGGTAAAGATAAAAAGTGGATTATAACTGCATATAATTTTTATTAATATATCGCCCCTAGCTTAGCCGATACGCACTAAAGCTAGGCTTAATACTGACACTTTAAGCGTGAGTAGTGTCAATGGCGATTATTAATTATAGCATAAATTCATGTAATTATTTTTTAAAATATAAAAGATAATTGAAAAGGAGATAAGACAAATACATGGATAGTTGCAAACTATGAATTACAATAAGAGAAGTGAAAGTTTATATACATCTTTCGCAATTGTAAAGGGCGAGATTCTGCCCTTAAGCTCTTAATTAAAATTATAACAAGCAAAGTTAAAAAATAAAGTTAAGTTGGTTTTAATTTGTCCTATTTTTAAAAATACAAATTGCATCATAGGTTTAAGCAGTAAACATAAAGGATAAAAATAACACTTTCAACGATTGTTTTTTGCGGTCAGTTCAGACAATTTGCTAACCAACCTTTTCTTAATTATAACATAAATCATATAATACTCTTATAGTCCGCAAAGGAGTAATTATTTTACAGAGACTGTAGATGACTTTTCATTATATCAAATGATCTTGCTTTTTCATAGTTGCAAATCCAACTATCAACCCATTTAGGTGTTTCACCTTTTACATTCCAATTAATAACACTATTATAAACAGCTCCAACCATCTTTGCAAATTCTTTTTTTGTAAGATTTAATTCGTTTAATTTTTTCTCAAATGTTGCAATATTCAAATCTAATATCCTTATCTGATTTCTAAGTATTATAGCAAATAGTATGTTAAAAATACATTTTTTATAAAATTAATTATAAAAAATGTATTTTTATAGTTAATATATTCATAAAAAATGTATTTTATATTTGATATATACTATAAAAAAATGTATAATTCGTGAGTAAAAGTTGTTAAATAATTAACTTTTATAAATGAGAAAAAGGAGCAAATATGGAAATTATCATAAATAATATAAATTACTGGGTAATTGAGAACAATTTTTTTCAAACAGATTTGTACAGTTTGGAGCAAGCGCAATCAATGGCTAAAACATTGACTAATTGCAAAGGGTGTTACAATTGTTCAAATTGTTATAATTGTAGAAGCTGTGATAAATGTAATTTTTGTCAAAATTGTAATTGTTGTGGCAATTGTCAAAATTGCTTCAGTTATAATTTTTGTTTCAATTTAAATAGTTTGTCACATCATAACTATAGAATTGGATACCATTAAGATAATTATAACTCTATCTTTGATACCCTATGAATAATTTTTACATGTTGTCCTAATAATTGCATATTGCAATTATTAGCTCATTTCAAAACATACTATTTTTGAAATAGTTATTTTTGGAAAAATCCTTAAAACTAAACTAAGGAGAATTCAAAAATGGCTTTACCTTCAATGGGACATACAGCACCCGCAACAGAAAATGTTAAGTTAAAACAATCAATATACGAAACGATTATTAAAATTGGAGCTACTGAAACACCAATTTTAAATAAAATAGGCACTTCAAAGGTTACAAATCCTTTAACCCATAGTTGGCTTACAGACACTTTTGAAGAACCAAAAAAGAACGCAAATTTGGAATTGAGCAAATTTGTAGGGGAAACAAAAAACACAGCTCAAAAAACTACAAATGCTACTCAAATATTCATTACCGAAGCCATGGTATCAAAAGCTTTATTAAAAGCAAATCAATATGGTGGAAATGAAATGGAGTATCAAATAGGCAAAAAAACCAAAGAACATAAAATGGATATGGAATATGCTTTATTTGGTCTAGGCAGAGATAGTGATGTAAAAAAATCAGTTTTCAAAGATTATGTTCAAGCACAAGAAGCAACAAGTGGAGAAATGGCTGGACTTTTTCATTATATCGCTAAAGGAAAAGATAGCTTTGCTGATGGAAAGCGTGGAAATGTATTAGCTTTTGATGAAACAGGAGATTGGAGCGGAACTGCAACAGAACTAACAGAAGATAAACTTAATCAAATTTTGCAAACCATTTGGAATAGCGGAGTTACGCCTAAAGATGTCTTTTTAGGAGCTGACTTAAAAGGAGCTATCAATAAATTTGCTACAAGAATTTTAGGCAATGAAACAAAACTAGCAGGACAAGTAGTAAGCCTTGAAACAGATTTTGGAACGGTAAATTTCCATATGCATAGATTATTAAGCCCTAAATATGGTTTGGGCGATGTTTTAATTGCTGGAGATTTTGAGTATATGAAACATGGGCTTTATATTCCTACTATGATTGAAGATGTTCCAACTGATATTACTGCAAAAGCAAAAAGATTTTATACGCAAAGCACTTTAGAAGTAAGAAATGCTGATGCTTTTGCTATAGGAGTGGGATTAACTAGTGGAAATAATGCAAAGGCTAAAGCGGTTTTAAAAGCAGCAAAAGGTGCATAATGCTTTGTGCTACGGCTAAAAAACTCATTATCGCTAAAGTTAAAAATTCTTACAAAATGATAGAAGATGATGAAGTTTTGAAAGCCTATTTTATGGAAGCATTTTATTATATTTTATCAAAATGTGTTCCTAGTGTTCTTTTAAAAAATGTAGAACAAGGCGAAAAAGTTTTCAGGCAAGTTAGAAATAATCATTTTTTGATTATTCCTGATGAGCCTGATTTTGACAATGAAAAAGAACATTTAATGATAGATGAAGCACTTAGTTTTGCTGTGATTAATTATGTTTGTTATTTGATTACAAGATGCGAAGAAAAAGACTTTCTGGCATTATGTGACAAGATAATTAATGAGTATATAGCTAACGATGGCAAGGAGCTTGATGATGAAAGAACATGGTTGTGAGTGTAATTTTACAAATAAATTTAATCGAGCTTTGAGTTATAAAGACTATGCTCAAAGTATAAATAGTGCTGATTTTATAGCTTATTTAGATGATAAAAAATGGCTTTTAGCCATGGATGATCTGCTTTTCTTTTGTGAAAAGAGAATTAAAGATAGTGATTATTATGAAGGTTAAAAATGGGAACAAGCTTAAATGAGTTAAAAACAGGTAGAGAAAAACTTGAGATTATAAATCAAGTTTTGGCAAGAATTTCAAATGTTACTACTGCTTTGGATAATACCAGAATAGAAGAAATTGTAGGACTAAAAGAACAAGTTAATAATTTTTATAATCAAATTTTAGAGCTTAAAAATTTAGTTGTAAAAAATAGCGAGCTTACTCAAAGCAATACTGATTTTACTAAAAACAAAAGAAATGAAATTGAAAAAATAAGCAATGAAATAAAAAATACTTTAAATAATATAGAAGAAATCTACAACAACATTATAGAATCAGAAAAAGATATAAGCGATGGAGTTAATTTTGTTAAAGACAAATATCCTGAACTTAATGAGTTTAATAAAAATTTTGAAATTATAAAAATAAAACTTGAAGAATATTACAACATAGCTGTTGATTTTAATGCAGGTCTTAAAAAAATAGAGGAAAACAAAAATCTTACCAAATCCTATTTAGATTTATCCATAGAACTTAAGCAACAAATCTTACAAGAACTAGAACACGCACAAAGTATTAAAGAAGATTTGCATTCTAATATAGAGCTTGTAAATAAACTTGTTTCAAATATCGTGGCAACAAAGAATGAGATTATATCTATAACCAATAATTTTAAAAATGTAAAATCAGAAGTTCAAAATATAGTTAATGATGCTGAAGCAACAATAAAACTTAAAATAAACACTATTCTTTTTGAAAATCAAAGATTAAATCAAAATATGATTGATTTATTAAAGCGTTGCGAAAATTTAGAAGATGAAATAGTAGGAAAATATGAAGATATTTTAAAAATAGAAGATCTTATAAACTCATCAACTGGAATTATAAATGATTTGAGAGAAGCAGTAAAACAAAGTGAACAAATAAGCGAAGATATGAGAAGTTTTACAGCTATCATCAAAGACTTTAAAACAGAAATTTCTAATCTAAAAGCAGATTTAGAAAGCTATGGCGAAAGATTAAAAGGACAACTTGATTTAAAATTAGCACAAGCAAACTCAAGTGTAGATGCTAAGATTTCAAGCATTGAGACTCTAAAAAATCAAATTGAAGCATATGTAGAAGCTAATAAAAATACCGTAGATGTGGCTTTAGCTAACTTTATAGAAAGATCTAAAATAGCTAATGAAGATTTAGGAAGATTGGCTGAAGTAGCAAGAACAGAACTCGCTAATGATAAAACAGCTATTGAAAGCTATTTGCTAGAACTTAAAAAAAGTATCGTTGATGAAATGAAAGAAGTGTCAAATAGCGTTACAGATGAAACAAGTGGAATATTAGCTCAAAAAAACCAAATAGAGCTTATCATGGCACAAGGAAAATCAGATTTAGATACTTTAATCAACAACTTTAACTCAAATTATCAAAACAAACTTAACGAATTTAATTCTAATACTAATGAGAAATTAGCTTCTATTAATTCACTCAGTGAAGAAAGTATAACAAATATACAAAATAAAACAGATGAAAATATAAGCAGATTAGATACAGCCAGCGAAGAAAAACTAGCTAAATTTGATGAAATTATAAAAGATAATTTGGGTGGAATTTATTCTCACATTTTTTCAATCGAAAATGTTTTATTTGATAAAAAAATAATTAAATTAAGTTATAAGGAGTAAAGAATGGCGGACTTAGAGCAAGTTGTAAATGATTTAAATTTGGCATCACAAAGCTTACAAGAGTTAAGAGAAAAATATGATGGTGCTTTAGATTTACTAGATAATAAAAATACAGAAATAACAGGTGCGCTAGATAGTGCAAAATCTGATGCGCTACAAGAAATACAAACTATAAGCGATACAGCTACAAGTCAAATTTCGCAGTTAAAAGACACATCCTTAAATTTGGTCAACGAAGCTAAAAATACAGCTACAACTGAAATATCAAATAAAAAGGAAGAGCATAAACAAGAGTTAGAAACTAAGAAGAATGAATATATTAATGAAATTGATGCAAAAGCTAATGAGTATGATATTGCCAATATTAATGCGCAAGTTCAAGCTATGGATACCAAAATAACCGAGCAGATCAATGGTGCAAAAACGGAATTAAATTCGAAAATAGACAATAAGGTAACAAAAACTGGAGATGAAACTATAGCAGGTGTAAAAACATTCTCAGTACCACCTGTATCAGCAACTAATCCTACTGCTAACAATCAAGTAGCAAACAAATCATATGTAGATACAGTCGGAAATAGCAAAGTTGCATTAAGCGGAAATCAAACCATAGCAGGTGTAAAAACATTCTCAGTACCACCTGTGTGTGGTGCTAATCCCACACAAGATGCACAATTGGCAAGAAAATGGTATGTGGATTATGGCGGCGGAATTAAGAACTTAGGAAATCAAACAGCACCAAAAATAGATTTAAGACAAGCTCAGCATTTTATCTTAACAATGACAGCCAAAGGAGCTATTGGTATAGCAAATTGGGCTAGTGCAGGTAAAAGTGGAACTATCACTGTCAATAATGCTCAAAATATCACTGCTTTTTCGGCACCTTTTAAATTTAGAGTAGCTCAAAGTGGTTTTAGTGGCACTGAAACTTTTGCTTATTTTTGTATAGCTTCGAATAATGTAAGATTAGTAAGGACTTAAAATGAATTGTCTCCTTCTTTCTAATAATGGTATAGCACTAAATTTACCTCCATCTTTAGGAGGCTCGGTTGCAAATTATAATTATATGTTAAAGCTAGACATGATTTATAAACAAGCAGTGGTATTGCCATCAAATATTAATAATAAAGAAGTGGTTATGTTAGGCGAAGTTTGGACGACTGGAAATATGTCTAATAAAACTTCTGCAAATACTTTGCATATCACATGGAACAATTTTAACTCTAGTGTAGAATTGCATGCTTTAAGTAAATATTACACTGCCAATGCAAAAATCAAAGTAGAGAAAAAATTCAATTTTGGAAATATTGATAATTTACAAATAATGCTAAGTTCTTGGCAAAGCGGTAGTGCAAATGCAAGTGCTGGTTGGAACTTAAATGATGGGGATAGATTAAACCCAAGAGCAAATTTAACATTATACTGGAATTAAGAAAGGGTAAATATGTTTTATGATTTAAAAAATAAAAGTTTAAAATATGATGATATTTTTTTAAAAGATGTAAAAATACAAAACGAAGAAGGTGAAATTGATGCACAAGATACTTATTTTTTAAGTGCTTGCGATGATAAGCTTTTAAAAGAGCTTGGTTTTGCTAAAGTTAAAGAAGAAATCCCAAGTTTTAATGAAAAAATTGAAGAACTTCGCCAAATTCAAACTTATGATGAAGAAAATAATCTTTATATTATTTCTTATGAGATTAAAGAAAAAGCATTAGAAGAGTTAAAAGAATTAAAATTAGAAGAACTAAAAGCTATAAAAGAAGAAAAGCTTTTGTTTATGCCTTTTAAAAATACTATATTTCAAATTGACACGGAAGCAAAAATTAATATTAGCGGAAAAGTTAGCGAGATAATGTTAGCAAATCTCAATAATACTCCTTTGGAAAATATTGCTTGGATTGATAAAGATAATAAAATCACTACATTTAACAAAGAAGAATTTTTGGAATTTGGGGTTGGTATCGCTAAATATACTGAAAGTATTATTTTTAAAAATGATGAACTAAGAAATAAAGTGAAAAATGCGACATCTTTAGAAGAATTAAATTTAATTGCATGGGAGAGTGAAAAATGAGTACTGAAAATATAATAAAAGAAGGTGCTATACTCGGTTCTTTAAGTGGATCTGCATTATTAGGATTGATGGTTTTTGTCTTAGCTGGGATTGCATGGCATTTATATAAAACTTTACATAAAGAAGCCGGGGAAAGAACAAAAGAACTTATAAGTGAAACCAAAAATACTAATGTTCTTATTAGAGAACAAATTGCAGTATCCAGAGCAAGCAATGATAGCTTAATCAAATTTATACAAACGCATTGCTCTAAAACTAACGATAAGCTAGAAGCTATAGAAACAGATCTTATGCGAATGGATGAAAGGCTTGTTAAGCTTACTCAAATAAGAAATGATGAGTTAAGAATGATTTATAAAAGAAAGGAAAACGAATGAAAATTGCATTTTATAAAGTTAAAGAAAATGACAAATCTACTTTTCTTGATAAAGCAATAGCTTTTTTTACTTCATCTTGGAAAGAAAGATTAAATGGAGATTTTTTAAAATCCTATTCTCACTGTGAAATAATCTTAGACAATTTAATGATTAGCTCAAGTCCTAGAGATAAAGGAGTAAGAATAAAAGAATTTAAAGACACTGGCAGATGGGATTTTATAGAAATCAATGATATAAATGAGACAAAAATAAAAGAATTTCTTTACTCTCAAATAGGAAAAAAATATGATTTTTTAGGAATTTTGGGCTTTTTCACATTCACAAAAGATAGTGAAGACAAATGGTTTTGTTCTGAAATCATAATAAGAGCGTTGCAAATAGGTGGTTTGGTTAAGCTAGGAGATATGAATGCAGGAAGTTCAAGTCCTAATAGATTATATAAAAAACTAAAGGATACAAATGAAAATTAAAATCATTAGAAGATACACTGGAAAAACTTGTGTTATAGGCAAATTTAAAGTTTTTAATGATGATGATAAATTGCTATTTGAATGCTTTTCTTTAGAAGAGGATAAAGAAGGAGTTGAAAGAAACAAGGATTTGAGAATACCAGAAGGCATTTATAATTTAGAAAGACATACAGGTTCTAGCTTTAATATTAGCGGTAGGAAAACAGTAGCAGGTGTTAAAGTTTTAAAAGATGATGATTTTGTGATTAATGTCTATAATGAAGAAGTGCCACTTGATAGAAGAATTTTGATACATTGGGGAAATAGCCACGAAAACACCGAAGGTTGCATACTTCTAGGCTTAACAAAAGCAAATAATAACGAGTATATAACTTCTAGTAGGCAAGCTTGTAAAGAATTTTACGATTTAATGTATAAGAAAGACTTATCAGAAATCAAACTTGAAATCGTAAATGAGCTAGTATGAGTAAATTAATATCATTTGCTTTAAGCTTCTTTAGCGGAGACAAAAAGCTTTATATTGCTTTAGGCTTATCTTTGATTTTGTTAGGATATTTTTACTTAAGACTTGACAGCACAAAAGCTAAATTAGAAAAAAGCCAAAGTGATTTAGCTTTGGCTTTGGAGATTAACAGAAACAATGAAGCAAAGCTAAAAGAACTCACGCAAATTCACAAAGCGGAGCTAAAAGCAATCAATGAAGCAAATACACAAAAAAATGAAGTTAAAGAAAGCGTGCAATATGTTAAAGAATACATTTATAAAAGCAATGAAAATAATATTACCAAGCTTTTTAATGATGTCGTTAATAGGTTGTGGGATGCAAACTCAACAAGTAGTAACCAAAATAGAAATTCAAAAAGTTACAATTCCGCAAGAGTTATTAACACTAAGCCCCCTTGAAAAGCCAATAGCAAAAAATGAACTAGATATTTTAAATGCTTATTCTATGCTTTTTTACAAATACAAACAGTGTGAAATTCAGATAAGCAAAATAAAGGAGCTAAATAATGAGTAATACAAATGTTGATTACAACAAAAGACTTGAAGCATTTAAAGAAATTTATCCGCAAATTTTAGAAATGAGTTTAGCGGAAAAATCTCCATTTGGAGAATTTAAAAAGCTTTTAGAACAATTTGGAAACGATAATGTTATAAGAAATGACCAATAATTTCAAAGCTTGGTACAAGCGTTGGTAAGTGTTGGACAAACCATAGTGGCTCAAAGTCAAAATACAGCTTTATCCATGATTTTACAAGGCGATGAAAACGAGCTTAATGCTGAAAAAGCTTTACTTTTAAGAGCTCAAACAGAAACAGAAAAAGCAAAACCTGCATTAATAGCTAGACAAACTTCACAGATAGATGATAATTTAAGAATAGAAGCTGCAAAAGTTACACAGAGTGTTCAATTTGGATATTGTACCGGTGGTCTTGATATACCACAAGAAATTATGAAGCTTGTTAAAGAAAAGATAGAAAATATAGAAAAGTCTTCATAATGCTTATAGATGAAAAAAGGCTTATGAGAAATTATACTCTTAAGCCTGCTTATCCATCAAACATAGGAGAATTGGATACACAAGAAGTATATAAACAATGGTTTACCTATGCTATGATAGGGGTAAATAAATATGTTGAGCTTTTACATAAACAACTTGTAAGAAAAGGTAGAAGTCAAATTCAAAATATAAACCATCCGCTATTTAAAAATTCGTATATAGTGAAAAAATATAACATTAAAAGTTCTAGCACTGCACCTTATAATAAGGAAAACTATAATGATTTAGGACTTAACCAATTTTTCGTAGGGCAAGATCCATACAAACCTTATCAAGGAGATCCTAGTAGTGAAAATGGAATATATCATGATATTTGCGAAATAAGAACTAATTATAATTTAGGAAGTATGCAGTATTATTATGGTTTTCCAAATAATTTAGCTCTTTTATTTGAAAAAGAAAAAGCTTGGAAATATAATGGAAAAAGATTTTTTTATATTGATGAAAAAATAAATTTCAAAGATATATTAAATAAGGCATTGGAAAATATAAATTATGAAATGCTTATAAATGATATAGAAGTAGTTATTTTTTCTCAAACCATCCAAAAAAATAATGAATGGATATATCCTAGTATTGATGATATTAAAATACCAGAAATTAAAGTAGAAAATGTTGAATTTAAACCAACTTTTGGAAAACCTTATAAAAAATTATGCATTGATGTTGAAAAATTTTATAATGATTTTAAAGAATTAAATAAAAATATATTTAGAATCGAAAAAGTAGAAATAACCTATAATGTATATGAGAAAGCACAAAAAACTAGAGAGAGTGATCCGAGTAAAATATATTATACTTTAACAAGCAAAAAGATATCTTTTTTTGAAGTATTTAACTCAATAAAAGAAAATTATAAATGCAAATATGCAACTCCTTTATGTTTTTATAATGGTTTTAATTTAGTTTGTTATGAAGAGCCTTATGTTGCTTATTCTTACCTCAATAATCAAAGCTTTGGAAAAAAAGATACAAGTGTTACGCCAAGCGTATATCCGCTATATAGAAAAAGTTCAAATTTGCCTTATGGGCGTAGAGATAGATGGTTTGCATTATGGGATAGTTTTTATTATCTTTATGTATACGAAAAATCAAGCAAAGGAATTTTAAGCTTTTTGGCACCTATTGTTACTATTATTTTGGCTGTAGCTACTTGGTGGATTGGCGGACAAGGTGCATGGATAGGAACATTGATAGGAGTGAGTGAGAATGTAGCTGCGGGTATCACACTAGGAATTAGCTTAGGTTTAGCCGTGGGTTCACTTACTGGAAATAAATTATTTTCAATTCTTAATGCTGTTTGGGGTTTGGTTAATTTTTTAGGTGCTTGGGGTGCTAATAATTGGAATTTAGCTGCAGATTTTACAAAAAATACAGCACAAGCAGCACAAGAAATGTCAACTTTTGAATCAACTTTAAATATTATTGGAAATTTACTAAGTGGAGCTAGTAAGATTTTTGATGTTGTTCAAAGCATTACAGCAGATACTCCTGATATGATAAATGAGCAAAGCGATGATTCTGATAATGAAGGTGGAAATGGAAGTGAAGCTGAAGAATTAGCAAAAGATGCAATTAATCCAACTTTATGGTATAATTTTGAAACTGCAGATATATTAAATGAAAAAATAGAAAAGAAAGAAAAACCTATTTTTATATTTTAA